CACTGCTCTAAAACCATCCCTTGAGCCAATTACAGTCGCACGCAAACCCCTACGCGGCACGGTGGCGGAAAACGTCCTGCAGCATGGAACCGGCGGGATTAATGTGGATGGGTGTCGGGTGGGGACGGAAGAAAGACCACGGCTTGAAGCAGGATTCGTTCGCAATGACAGAACGGATGAGGAAGTTTTTGCGACAGGATACGGAAGACCAAAAGAAATAAATGGAACCGTATCTGGCCGATGGCCCGCCAATCTAATACACGACGGTTCTGATGAGGTTGTGGGGTTGTTTCCGGAAACGGAGCCAGCAAAACAGGCGGATCGCGGTAAGGGCAAGGGAGACACCGGAACCTATGGGGTCTATGGCGGCGATCCGGGAATCCGTGGCCACGACGATTCCGGCGGCTCCGCAGCCCGTTTTTTCTACTGCACCAAAGCCGACGCATCTGAGCGGCGCGACAGCAAGCACCCAACGGTCAAGCCCGTGGCCCTGATGCGGTATCTGGTGCGACTGGTAACGCCAATTGGCGCAACAGTGCTCGATCCATTCTGCGGCTCGGGCACGACACTTGAGGCGGCGATGTTGGAATCGTGTAAGGCTATCGGGATTGAGTTAAATCCAGAATACTGCGCCGACGCGGTCGAGCGACTACGTCAGGGCGTTTTGTTTTAGGGGTGACATGCCAATTACAGCCGACAAATACGCAGCCCACAAAGCAGACAGCGCGGCCAGATCGCGCGAGAAGTCAGCGAGCGGGCGCGACATCGGCGACATTCCCAGCTGCGCCGATGTCAAGCTGCGTAAGAAGTGCGAAGCGGACCTCCAGACGTTTCTCGAGACGTGTTTCCCGAATGCCTTCCGCCTGGGATGGTGTGAAGATCACCTGCTCCTGATTGCAGAGCTGCAGCGGGTCATTCTCACGGGCGGCTTCCGCGCCATCGGCATGCCGCGAGGGACCGGTAAATCCACAATCGTCATGAGGGCCATGCTGTGGGCTGTGTGTATTCGCAAGCACTCCTTCGCGATGATCGCGGCAGCCAACAGCAGTAAGGCTGAAAAGCTCCTGCGGGACATCGTGGTAGAGGTCAGCCATAACCAGATCCTGCTGGAGTTGTTTCCCGAAATCTGCTACCCGTTCCGCAAGTTGGAAGGCGTGGCAAATAGGGCACGCGGGCAGCTATACCAAGGCGCGCCAACGAACCTTCTGACATCAACCAAGAGCGTTTGTTTCGCCACGCTCCCGGACTATCCCGGAACGGGTGCAATCATCAGCGCAGCGGGTCTCATGGAGGCGGTACGCGGCGCGTTGCATACCCTGCCCGATGGTCGAGTCATTCGCCCGTCAATGCTGCTGTGTGACGACTTCCAGACTCGAGAGTCTGCGATGTCTCCCCTCCAATGCTTCAGCCGCACCGAGGTAATCCAGAACGATCTGGTGGGCATGGCAGGCCCCGACAGTAGCTTCTGCGCGCTGGTGACATGTACCGTCATTCGCAGCGACGACGCGGCAGACAGGCTCCTGAATTCAGAACTCCATCCGGACTGGTGCGGCATCCGGCGCAAGTTTCTGCGCAGCATGCCGGACGATGACGCGATGAAACTCTGGGCGCAATACAGCGAGGTCAGAGCGCAGAGCCTGCGGACGCATGGAGACATCCGGGACGCGACCAAGTTTTATAAAAAAAATCGCAAGGCCATGGATCACGGGGCGGAAGCCTCATGGAAGCCCAGATTCGCGAAAGATCGCGGCGAGATATCAGCCATCCAGCACGCGATGGAATGGTACTACCGAAGCCGATCAGGGTTTTACAGCGAACTCCAGAACGAGCCAGAGCGCGACGCCAATGAGTCACGCGCGTGGCTGACGTCCCAGGACCTTGCCGAATGTCGCAACCTGGCACTCCCGCGCGGCGTGGTTCCTCGGGGATATCATAAACTGGTTGCCGACTGTGACGTGCAGCAGAGCCTGCTTTATTACACCGTGGCGGCCGTCAAAGACGATGGCAGCTGCCATGTTATACGCTACGGGACATACCCAGAGCAGGATGAACCATATTTCACGCTGAGAGAGGCACGCAAAAAACTGGCCCACAAATACCCGCAGGCCGGTGACATGGCGGCATTGAGTCAGGGCATTGTCGATCTGTCGGAATGGCTGTTCTCGCAAGTGTGGCGCAACGAGGATGGCGGCGTGGTCCCTCTGGAGCTGGCGGCATTTGACGCCAGATGGAAAACTGAGGTCGTGCGGCAGGCTCTTGCAAGGTCTAAGCACGCCAAAAACCTCGTGGCTTACATGGGGCAATCGTTCCGCGCAGCAGACAAGCCAATCAATGAGCGTAAGTACGATCCGGGCGCGCGGGTGGGTCTCGGCTGGGTGGTCACAAAACGCAAAGCAGCGGCCGATGTGCGAGGTGTAATCTCAGACGTGAATTTCTGGAAAACGAGCCTCCACGATCAACTAGCGATTAGAATCGGGCACCCCGGAGCCATCACGACATACCAGGGAAAACATCGCATGTGGGCGGAGCATGTGACCGCCGAATATGCGATTCAGACCGAGGGGCGTGGGCGGACAGTCATGGAATGGCGATTGCGGCCCGGAGCCGATAACCATTGGTTTGATACGGCGGTTGGCTGCCTTGTTTTAGGGTCGATGCTAGGTTGTAATGTCCCGGAGATTGCGGACGGGATGGAGCGTAGGCGGAAAAGAAAGATTAAGCGAAAAACGGAGGTGAGATTGTGAACCAGCAGCAGAAGAAACAGGCAGGCCCAGGGCGCCCGGTTGGGGCCAAGACAGTAGACCGAGATGTGGTTGACGTGGACGTCTCACGATGCAAGCGGTGCGGCTCGACGGATCGCGCCCCGTACACTAGCAAGATTGAGGTGACAGGGTGCGGCCTACATGACGGACAGCCCTACACGAGCGTCATCGTGCGGCACACTCATTGCACGAATCCGGACTGCGGCCAGCATCGCATTGACAGATTTTATCAAAATTCCACGGCTGAAATTCGTCGAATGAATTAAGCCTCTTGCGGTCTCTTGTGCGCCCTGTAATCCTCAGGGCATGGCAGAGACACGAGCCCAAACTATCGAGCGATTGAGAGCCCTCTTGCAGTCTGGCGTAAGCTCAGACAGTCAGGACGGCGCCTCCACGTCCTTTGACCTCGACAGCGTCAGGACGGAGCTTTCGCGGCTCGAAGCACAAGCCGGACTGCGGCGGAAAAGGTCGCGCGTGATTACCCCTCGAATGGATAGGCGGTAATCATGGCTAACATCGTGCAAGCCCCGATGGATGAGACCTATCAGGCGCTAAACCCGAAAAATCGGCGACGGTCAACCACGCGAAAAGTCCGGAATGAGGATTTCCTCCTCAACGACAACCGCAGGCAAGCCCTTGCAGCCAACGCCCTCGACGTGTGGCGGAATATGGGCATCCTTGCGTGGGCTATTCGTCGCACGCTTGACTACTGCTGCCTATGGGATTTCCAGCCAAGAACGCAAGACCCCGGTCTCAACGCAGAGCTAAAGCGGCTCATGACTCGGGATTGCGAACCAGAGGCCATCGACACTTTTGGGCGCATGGATTGGGACGATTTTCGCCGGGTAGCGGAGAGCCAGAAGCTACTGAATGGTGACGCTTTTTTCGTCAAGCTGAATGACGGCACCCTCCAGATGGTCGAAGGTGCCTACTGTCTCAGCCCGACATTCTCCAGGCGAGATCAGGCCCAGTGGGTCAATGGCGCGAAGCTCACTAGCGGGCGGATTGTCGCATGGAACTTCCAAGAGGAAGACCCTCGAAGCGGCCAGCGAACAGACCGCGCTGTAAAGGCGTCCAACGTCTGGCAACACTGCCAATTTGAGGCGCGCCCGAACTTGATTCGGCCGCAGTCTCCCATAGTTGCGGCGCTCAATGAATTCCGGGATCTCGATGAGACCCTCGACCACATGCGGGCGAAGGTCAAACTCGATCAGATGTTCGGCCTGGCGTTCGGGCGCAAAGCCGACGCCGACGCTTTCGACGAGGATGACCCGCAGGCGTCCGACGCTCAGGAGGGCTCAGCCAGAGTCGTGGATTTCGGCGATGGGCCAGCGGTGTTTGACCTCGATGAGGGCGAGGAGGTCACCCCGATTCAGTCCGCCAATCCAGCAAGCAGCACGCAGGATTTTACGCGGCTATGTTTGGCGATTGCTCTCAAGAGTCTCGACTTGCCATTCAACTTTTTTGACGAAGCCCACACCAATTTCTTCGGAAGTCGCGCGGCGTGGTTGCTCTTT